CAGTAGCTGAGTTTGTACCGTCAATATTCGCTATAATAATTGTGTTGACTTTTAATAGCTTGTTACTTGCACAAGTTAATAAGTCGGTTGTTACTGTAGTGCCTAAAGCTCCGTTTATACTTTTACCATATATCGAAGTAGCTGCTACTATGTTTGGATTTGCCATTTATTTCTCCTATGTTATCCCCAGACCAAAGCCATCGCTATAGATCTCGATCTTGTTGGTATTGAATTTTCTTTTATTATACCTGTTACATTTAACAAACTACCATCATAAGTCAGACCCGACTCACCATTTAATGTATTTGATGAACCTGTACCAGTCATTACATAGTTATTTGTATTATTATTTAGTGTTGTTCCGCTAATAGTTGACCAAGATAAAGTACCGGAACCATTTGTTGTTAGTACTTGTGTATTTGATCCGTCACTCGTAGGGTACGCTAAACCACCTGCTGTTAATTGTCCTGAAACTGTTAACGCTGATAAAGTTCCAACACTTGTTATGTTTGTCTGTGCCGCTGTTAGTATAGTTCCTGTTAGGTTTCCTGCAACATTACCTGTTACGTTACCTGTAAGTGCTCCTGTAAAGGTTGCTGCAGTTATTCCTGTTGTAGCACTTATGTCTGCTCCAACGATACTATTATTTGTAATATGTCTCGAGAGTATAGCATTACTTGCGATTTTTGCTGATGTAACTGCGTTTGCTCCCAGAGAAGTCGTTTCTACACTTCCTGCAGTAAGTGCTTTTGTCGCAACTACTGATAATTTTTGCCCTGTGGGAGTATTGGCATCAAAAGTTAATGTACCACTTGAAAAAGTATAACTGTCTTTTGGTTGATAAACACCACCTACGAATACCCAAGTATTGTTCTCGTTTGATGCACTGATACCTGTAGTATATGCGGCTGTGTTTGTCGTTGTGGCTTCATAGATCCCAAGAACTGTATCAGAACTTGCCATTCCGCCTGTTGTACCTGTTACAACATCTATCAATGCTCCATTTTCTGGTGCAGTACTAAATGTTACTGTTGAGCCACTATAACTATATTGTGATTTTTGCTGATATACACCATCTATAAATATCCATGTGTTTACTTCATTGTGTGGATTTATTCCTGTATCAAAAGCTGTTGTTGAGCCGTTTCCTGTTGCAGTATAATTGTCTACTTGTGTTGTTACTGAATCAAAACTTAATGCTCCAGAACCATCTGTTTTTAGATATTGCCCTGCACTACCATCGCTAGTAGGATAACTAATACCAGATGCAGTCAATGCGCCTGATACAAATGGAGCTGCTGTAATTGTTAAGTTACCAGTTGATGCTCCTGTAAAACTACCTGTTCCAACTGTAACTTTGTCTGCGCTTTCATCCCAACCGATAAATACATTATCAGAAGATCCTCTTTCGATTACGATACCTGCGTCTGTAGCGGGTGCGCCCGAAGTTCCTGTTCCTAATTCTATGATTGCATCTTCGATAGTTGTATTACTAGAAGAATTTGTTACACTTGAACCATTTGTTGTTAAGTTTCCAGTAATTGTTAAATTACCTGCGATTGTTATATTATCGGCAAGTTGATCTCCTGTTATTTGGTCATCATCTATATGCCGAGTAAGAATACTATTAGAAGCAATTTTTGTAGCGTCAACAGAGTTATCCGCAATATTTGCGGTTGCTAAAGTGTTTGCTGCGATTACTCCTGTTGATATTTTTGTTAGTGCCATGTTATCCCTCTAGTGTCTCTATTCTTGCTGTTAAGGCGTCTATCTTATCGTCTGCTTCTTGTAATGCTTTAATTAAAGGCAATATAAACATTTCTCTTGAAACCATCTGCATTCCATCGGTCTGTTCATGCCAACCTGCAAAAGTTGACACACCTGCTTTATCTAAGGCTGCTTTTACCTCTTGTGCAATCATTCCGTGCATTACAACATCTGTATCTTGTGTATTTTCTTCGTTGTAATCACTCCAATCTTTGGGAAAGTCTGCAGAAGATTTCCACTTGTAGGTTACTGTTCTTAAGTCATTTATAAAGTCTAAACCTAAAATATCATTTTGTATGTTTTGTTTTTTTCTCTCGTCTGAAGATTGAGACCATGAACCACTACTTGTAAAGTTTAGACTAACAGCACTTCCGCTTTTACCTATAAATACTTTGTTATTGCCGTCTGCGTTTAAGTCTGGACCAATAACAATTCTGTTTGTACCTGCATTGTATTCTGCACCACCTGCCCCTCTGCCTATGTAAATATTATCTCCACCAGTTGTAAAAACATGTCCTGCTCCATAGCCAATACATACATTACCACTCCCTGTTGTAAGTGAGTCGCCTGCTGCTGAACCAACAAGAGTATTTGTATTACAAGATGACATTGCTCGCCCTGAGCCATGCCCAATCACAGTGTTTCCATATCCTGTAGCGGTTGAATTGTCCATAGCATAACTGCCATAGACTGTATTTGAATAACCTGTTGTTATACTCATTCCTGCACGATAACCAAATGCTTCATTTGGGGTCCCAGTAGTCAAGTTGCGTAAAGACATGTAGCCAACCGCAGTATTGTCATTTGATGTGGTAGCTACAGACATTGAACCAGATCCAATAGCAACATTATGATTGCCTGTTGTATTTGTTTTTAAAGGTTGTAGTTGAGCATTGTCATAAGTACCTATAGCAACATTTCCTGTTCCAGTAGTATTCGCAATCATTGCTGCTTGTCCTATCGCAACATTTTGACCTGTAGTGTTTGCTTTTAAGGCTAATTCACCTACAGCGACACTATAACTTCCTGTGGTATTTGCTTCTAAGGCTTGACTTCCTACTGCTGTATTACTTATACCTGTTGTGTTTGCGGTTAAAGCAGATTTACCAACTGCTACATTATTATCACCCTCTGTTAAAGCTGCAAAAACATCTATGCCTAGACCAGTATTGTTATTTGCTGCATTAATAGTGCCTGTTGCATTATCCCCAATCATTATGGAAGATGTTCCAAATGTCTTAAATGTTGGACCGCCTGCAGGGGCATCTTCCCATGCCACTCCGCTTCCAGTAGATGTTAGAAGCTGTCCGTCAGAACCTTGTCCGCCATTGATCTTAAAGTTCTCTCCGTCTACTATAGCTGCATCAACCAAAGGAGTAGTAACAGATGTTACGACTGTAATTGCATCTGCTAACTGGTCTCCAGTTACTTGGTCATCGTCTATATGTATAGTAAGAATACTATTTTGTGCTATTTCACTTGATGTAACTTGGTTAGCTGCTATCTGTGTGCTTGTTACTGAGTTTCCTGCAAGTTCTGTTGCGGAGACTGAATTTACTGCAAGTTTTGCATTTGTTACTTGGTCATCTCCAATATGTATTGTATCAATAGAGCCAGTAACTAATTCACTTGAATCTACTGAGTTTGCAGCAATCTCTGCTGAGCCAACTGCATTTGCTGCAATGGAAGTAGCTGTTACTGCATTTGCTCCTACGTCAGTAAGAGTTGTAATTTGATTTATAACTACTTCAATATTACCTGTTCCACTTGGTGGAGCTTCTGAGAAAGTAAGTGTTGTACCACTTACAGCATATGTTCCTTTTGGCTGATATACACCGCCAACATATACTTGCGTATTTTCTTCTTTTACAGGATCAAGTGATAATGTAAATGCTGTTGTAGAAGCATTACCATTAAATGTGTCAACTGTTGAGGCTTTGCCCATTACAACACCACCAATTGTGTATGCTATAACTTTTGTGCTATTTGCTGGTGCAGTATCAAATGTAAGAGTTGTGCTACTTACATTGAATGAATCGGCATTTTGGTATACACCGTCTATAAATACAATTAAGTCTGTGTCTGAGCCTGGTGCTTTTGAAAGTGTAAATGCTGTTGTAGAACCATCTCCATTATACGAGTTATGATTAAATGCTCCACCTGTTGTTAAGTTTGCTAGATTATTTACTTCTACGCTTGTTCCGTTTGGTGGTGCAGCACTAAATGTTACTGTTGAGCCAGATGTTGAATAAGCTCCTTTTTCTTGATAAACACCATCTATAAATACCCAAGTTAAAGCTTCGTTTGTTATTGTTGTTCCAGTATTAAAAGCTGTTGTTGAGCCGTCTCCAGAGCCTTCATAAACAGCAACAGTTTGATTTAAACCAATACCACCAGATCCACCTCCACCAGAGATTGTCTGATTTGATACATTTGTTATTCTTCCTTGTGCATCTACTGTAATTTGTGGTGAAACAGTTGTAGAACCATATGTTCCCGCTGTTACTGCTGTATCTGCAAGTTTTGCTGCACTGACTGCATCGTCTGCTAGTTTAGCTGTTGTTATTGCCCCATCTGCTACAGTTGCTGTACCATTTGAAGCTGATGTTATACGACCATCTGCATCGACTGTTATGTCGGCATTTGTATAAGCACCGGCTGTTACTGCAGTAGCTGCAAGTTCACTCGCTCCAACTGCTCCAGTTGCTATATGTGTTGCGGTTACAGCATTTGCTGATATTCCTGTTGTTCCTGTAATTGTAATAGTATCAGAACTAGCATTTGTTGTAAGTGTAATTCCTGTTCCGCCTACAAGTGTTAATGTGTCTGTAGAAGAGTCTGCGACTACGCTGCTCTGTCCTGAGATAGCAATAGTTTCAAAACTATTTGATGCACTTCCACCACTTGTTACAGTACCGAAAGATAAAGTTCCACTACCATCTGTTTTGAGTACTTGTCCACTAGAACCATCTGATACATTTAACTGATCAATACCAATTTGGTTATCATCAATATGTCGAGTAAGAATACTATTTGATGCTATTTTTGTTCCATCAATAGCGTTATCTGCAACGTTTGCTGTAGCAATAGTGTTTGCTGCTATCTGTGTTGTTGTGATTGTTGCATCAGCTATTTGATCTGCTGTGACCTGATTATCGTCTATGTGTCTAGTAAGAATACTATTTTGTGCAATCTTTGTACCGTCTACTGCATTATCTGCAATGTTTCCTGTTGCAATAGTATTTGCAGCGATCTGAGTTGTAGTAACTGTAGCGTCTGCTATTTGATCTGCTGTTACTTGGTTATCGTCAATGTGTTTTGTTAGAATTGAGTTTTGAGCAATCTTTGCTGAAGTTACAGCGTTAGTTGCTATTTGAGCTGTTCCTACTTTGCCATCTGCTATTGCATCTGAAACAGAGTACGAAGCTGAACCCATGTATCCATGACTGGAACATTGATAAAATAAAACTTGGGGAGTTGATGTAGTAACTGCAATCTGAGTATACGCTCCAGAAGAACCTGGAGTACCATTTGTTGTGACACCTGTTGTATAAGCAGTTGTTTTATCTGCTTCTAAATAAAATCGAAGTGGATGACCACTATTACTTGAATCTGCTTGATCAAATTTATATGTGTTGCCAGGTACAAGAAGTAAGTAAGGACTCTCTAAACCATCAATAGTATAACCACTAGAACTACCAGTACCATTATATGGATGTGCGGCAGTTTTTGTAACGACTTTCGTTACATAAGTTTGTGTCCCAAAAGGGTTTATACCCTGTGGAGCATAGGTTAATATTGCATCTCCGCTAGTATTTCCATCGACATGTTTTCTTAAAAAGAATTTTCCGTCTTTGGTATTAATACCCATTTCTCCTAACGCAAGGTTAGAAGTTGTAGGATTTGCACCAGCAGTATTTGACCGCTTTAGTTGTATTGTAGCCATATTTATGGTTGTCCTGTTGTCTTACTCTATGTAGAGATTCTTTAGAATGTTCCTCCGTCTATTGTATTTGTAAACTCTAGATCGTTTCCTGAAGAATTAATTTGTAATAATTGATTTGCACCACCTGATGAAACTGCTAATCGTTTGTAACCGCCATCTGACGCTTTACCAATTAATAAGTCACCGAGTGCTGTTGTTGTTACATCACCTTTTAATTTGATTTCATCTGCTGTTACAGATAAAGTTACTGCGTCTGGAACTACATTTAATGTGTTCGCAGATTTTGTCATACCATTCCCTGCTGTTATTTGACCAGCACCTGAGAATTGTGTAAATGTTAAATCAGTAGTATTTAGTGTAATTACATTATTTGTTGTAAGTACATAACCTTGGTCTCCGTTAGCAGTACCTTCTTCAACAAATACAAACATACCGGAAGTAACTTCTGCACTTGCATTTGCATCAGTTGAACGAGCAGGTGTACCACCTGAAGCAACTGCTACATAGATACCATTTTCTGAGGCATCTGTCTGATTTTTAAGAAGAACCCTATCACCAGCTACAAGAGTAACGCCATCAATTGCGTCACCTGCTTCTAGTCCAGAAGAACCTGCTGTTAAAGCAACGTTTGCTGTTGAAGCTACATGTACTGAATCTTTAATATCTAGTGCTTGTTTTACTGCATCAACATATCCTTTTGTTACAAGAGAAAGTGCACCTAAGCCACTTCTATCATCATAACCTGAAGGAACTTTAACTGTACCTGTTCCATTTGGAGATAAAGTTAAGTCTGTATTTGAAGTAGTTGTAGAAACAGTGCTACCATTAATATTTACTGCGTCAACATCTAAGTCTCCAGTAATATCTGTAGCGGCTGTAACTGCGAATGTTGTACCATCAAATGTAAAGTTAGCGTCGTCTTCAATTTCACCTGAAGCACCTGCAATAACAATTCTATTATTTGTTAAGTCTGAAACTTTTAAAGTAGAAGCTGTTGTTGAACCCACACCAAGTGAGCCACTAATATCTGCATTACCATTGATATCAATAGTAGTTGCAGTAATGTCAACTTCTGTATCAGCTGCGATTGCTAATGTACCGTCTGAAGGAGAAGATACGCTTAGTGCAGAGTCTCTGAATCGTAAAGCCATTGAGCTGTTCAGCATTAAAGCTGTATCAGCAACGTGGGTAAGTGTTACATCATTATCAGCACCAAATCCTAAGACTGCAGAATCGCTGTCAAGTTTAAGGTCATTGCTAATATTAACTGATGTTGAGGCATTGATATCAACAACTGGTGCTGTGATTTCAAGTTCTGTATCGGCATCAATATCTAATTGTCCGTCTGTGCTAGAGTTAATGCTAAGTGCAGAATCTCTGAATCTTAAACCCATCGCTGAGTTTAACATTAAAGCAGCATCAGCGACGTGTGTAAGTGTTACATCTCCGTCTGCTCCAAATGATACTACTTGACCATCAGTATCAAATTGTACTGTTGGGGCTGTGATTTCTAATAATGTATCTGCATTGATGTCTAATTGTCCGTCTGCAGAAGATCCGATGCTTAGTGCTGAATCTCTGAATTGGAAAACGCTAGTGCTATTAAGAAGTAAACCAGTATCGGCAACATGAGTTAAGTTAACTTCTGAATCTGCTCCAAAGTTTAAGACGGCTGCATCTGAAAGTAATGATACATCATCTGCGAATGTAGTGTCTTGTCCGACTACTATCTTTTCGCTGGAATTTGTTGTTACGAATTTTAAGTAAGAAGTTGAACCTTCTTTAATATCAAGAGAAGCTGCGTTATTGTCAATAATAGACATTACGTTTGCTTGAGCATCTAAATCTATTGTGCCACCGTGAGTAATTATTAAATTACCTGTAGGAGCAATAGTAAGAGTACCACTTGATGTAGAAATAGTGTTACTAGAACCAGTAACTACAATGTTACCACTTAGTAATTCGTTTATCTTTTTATTGGAGTCAACAATTAATGCTGAACTCGCTGTGTTCGTACCATGTACATGGTCGAGCATATCGGTAAAATATTTACCACCGATTATTAGATTACTGCCATCGGCAGGATTACCTACAAAAAGTCTAGAGCCTGCGCCACCTTGTGCGCCCGCTCCACCTGTATAAGCTAACTCACCAGCAGTAAGGCTACTTGGAGCCGAAGTACCTGTGGATCTTTTTATCTTAATTGTTGTTGCCATTTTATTTTCCTAATGGAGTCTTAAAAACTCCCCGCATCTACTGTTTCCATGTCGCCTGTCGCTTGTGCTAATGGTACGAACTGAAAAACGTTGGATGATGTTTCTCTGTAAACTTTGAGCTGATTATCATTCAGATCATAAAAGAAGTCGCCTTCTGATAAATTTGTTGTTGATGCACTTGGTACATCATTTCCTCTAAAAAATTGGTCTGCTAATTGTTCTAACGCATCTTGTACGTTAGTAGCAGTTATAACATTGTGAGGTGTAAATGTTAAGTTAGCAGCATTAGTTGATGCATCAGTGGGTGAGATTGCGCTAACGCTAATGCTTGTTACATCTTCGACTACTGTAATTGTTGTTGTCATTTAAAATGTACTCCCATCTAATGTATCCATGTCTCCTTCTGCTTGAAGAAGAATTTGCCATGCTCCATCTCTATAAACCTTTAATTGATTTGTGTTTGTATTATAAAATAAATCTCCATTGTCAAGATAAGTTTCACTACTTGTGCTAGGATCTGTTGCTCCTCTTGAAAATTGAGATTCTAATTGTTCTATTGCGTCTTGTACATTTGCTACTGATAGTGTATTATGAGTAGTAGAAACTACATCACTTGCTACAAATGCACGAAAAAATTGTTCTACTGCTATTGTTGCTGAAGAAGTTGTAATGTTTGCAATTACATCATTTAGTGCGCTTTCTGTAATAGAAATTGCAGGATGAGCTGCTACAACATTTGTTCTTGCAAGTCTGTTTGCTCCTATTCGGCTCATCTTGTTACTTCACCAGAGACAGTAGCTGTTCCCTGTATAAGTCTTTGTGAGGTAGTGCTTGTAAATAACTCTAAGTCATAGTAGTACTGTCCCACATCTATATCGTCTGTTAGTGTATTTGCAAGTGCCATAGTTAGTATTCCACTACTAGCATTTGATATTGTGCAAGTGAACGTAGCTGTAAGAGTACTAGAATCGATTGTAGGGCGCATCTGTGCGCGTGCACTAAAGCCTGTAAGATTTTTTGCGGATCCGTCTTCTTGAACAGTAAGCTGTAACGAGAAATCTGATCCCTGATCTATTTTTATGTTGTAATTACCAGCACTCATGGTTATTTCTTATACCTCCAATGAATTAATTATACCAAAAAATAACACCTGATGTCAAGGATTATTTTTGGAATGTGAAATCGTTATACTTTATCCTTTGGGATATTTGTCTTTTACTGCTTTCATTTCAGTATAAAAAGAAGAAGTTTTAGCTGTATCACCAAACTTTCCGTCATCTACTGCGTGCCAAAGTAAATCAAGCTGCTCTCTTAAAGATGGATAATAAGATGCTCTCTTTGTTCCATATGCTTCTCCTGTGTCTAAATCTAAATTCATTCTCCTCTCCTTTTTACATACAAGGAAACTTCTCCTTGATAATAATTACTTTTTTCAAAGAGTATTCTCCATACTCCTGCCTCTTTTGCTGTTAGTGTCAAACTACTGTCTGAATTCATTGTCCCAAGCAATACTCCACCTCCATATACTTTAGTTCCTTCGGGTACACCTGAAAGTGTAAAAGTTTCGTCTATAGCACACTGTCCATTTTCAGGACTTACTGATATACTAAATGTTGAATATTCTACAATATCGTCTTCTGCTTCATTTATATAGAAATGATTAGTAGCTATATCGTCAGAACGAGTAGTCGTAACATACCCTCTTCCTGCAGATGCTTCTGCAGATATTTGTTCTGATGTGGCTGTGCCTCGTAGTGCATAGGCTATTTCTTTGCTTGTGTTATTATAAAATACAGTAAATGTATCGCTCATAGTTTTACTCCTATATCTGGTTGATCGAAAATTAAATATGAATAGTATACAGTTCTTCCATTATATACTGTTCTGCTTTGTCTAAGTGTGTTATATGCGTTAAAACCTCCTTCATAACTCATGAAGTACATATAAGTTCCATCAACTTCATAATCAAATCCATGTGCTATTGAGTTCTTTATTTTTGGGTCATCTGGTTGTCCGTCTGAGAAACTGACAAATTCCACATCAAGATGGCTAAGATGCACTGCTGGTGTAAGGACTTTTAATGCTTTTCCACTACTTATGTAGTCTGCATATATAAATCGTGCTATAACTGTAGGAGTATACCCACTTACATTGTGTGCAACTCGTGCAACAGAGCCAGAACTTGTATTACTTGTATAAAATGTTTTTGGACTTTTACCATATAATGTTGACCCAATAGTACTTGAATTTGTATGAGCACTTAGTGTTCCTTGTCCATATCCAATAACATTAAAGTTTGCTGATGCTCGAGAATCAAATAATAGATTTCCTGAAGGATTACTTGCATTATCTCCTTTTTTTGATACAAACAGTCCATAAGTTCCTGCATCGTTTTTTCCAAGTACAACTCTATTTGTTCCCATTAGAAGAACCCCTTTATACTAATAAACTTATAATTTCCTGAACTTATATTTGTGTGAGTTATGCCTCTTATCGTTAAACTAGCATCAGTACTAAGAGTATGAGTACTCCCAGTTGTAGAACCGCTTTGTATAAATCCTCCATCGGTTCCTTCTCCTACAATTTCCATTCCATCTGTAGTATTTAATTGTGTTATTCCTTGGTTACTTGTAGAGTTTGAATTCTGAGTTACATCTCCTGTTGTATTATTTGTAGTGCTTCCCACTTGTCCTAGTTGAAGAAATCCTAAAAAATTTGAAGTATCTGAACCATTTGTATTAAAAATCAAATCATCTTCATTCATATCAGTTACATTTTTACCGGGTCTACTCACAAATAGCCCATAATTAGTTCCATTATTTCCTATTAATATTCTACTTGCCATATCTAAAATCCCATAAATGTTGAAGTCATATATCCATAACCCATTGGTATCTTTAGAACAGCTGCTCGTGCATTCACTACAGCTACTCCTCCTGAATCTGTTCCACTTATTTGATAACTACTTCCTGTTGTTACTCCATAAGTTACAGCAAATACATTTCCACTTGCTGCTCTAAAAGAAATTGTATTGTTTGATGTTGGAGTAAAAGTAGATAGTCTATTTGCTTTTGCTCCGTGATCTCCTGCCGCTCCATTCCATCCCAATGTAATTCCACGAGTTGAAGTGCCACTAGCTATTTCATTATTTGCGCTTAAGTCGTAACGATTTGTAAATGAAAAAATTGAAAAGTGTTCATCAACTCTTTCAAGTATAAAGTCATTACTACTAACTACTACAGTAGACCCATCACTTATTCTATTTCTATAAGTTGAAGATGTTGAACTATAGTAACCTGAACTTGAAGTTTTTGTTACTCTTGTTCTATGATGTTTTTCAAAAAATATACAAAGAGGCATATACTCTGTACCATCTGCTAAATCTGTATCAGTTCCTAGAAAATTATTAAATCCAGAAGCATTTGCTACTGTTTTGTGCACTTGTCCAGTTCTATAACGAGTACTGTCAAAAAGCATATCATCTTGTCCGTCAGTAAGAACATCTTGTCCAGGTTTTGATACTCTTAATTTATAAGTGCCTGCATTATCTTGTCCAATTAAAATTCTATTTGGCATGTTATTAATCCGATATTAAAATTCGTTGATTGTTTCCTTGAAGTTGAATTTGTGCAGAAGAACCAACTGTTATTGTTGAACTTGCTGCGATATTTCCACCGTCAATTGTAGTAATATTACTTCCATCATTAAAAGTTCCGTTACTAAAAGTAACTACTCCTGTAAAGCTTGTAAGCTGAACAACACTACTATAAGCTACGGTTATTGTGCTTGATCCTGCTGACGATTCTGTTCCATAATATCGTACAGTCCACCAAAAATTTGATGAAGTAGCGTCTTGCGTTGTTGGACTATTTCTCCAAACATTGGTTGAACCGCTATCATTAATACCAGTACCTGATACTACTCCAGTACTAAAAGTATACGTAGTTCCACTTGGTGCACTCGGTGCTCCACTACTGGTTTTTTCATAATAAAGATAACCTTGTATTGTTCTTAATCCTGCTGCTCCATCATTTCCATCATTTCCATCATTTCCATCATTTCCATCATTTCCATCTTGTCCAGCAGCACCAGTTGCTCCCTGTTTTGATTTTGTAAGAGTCTGTATTCTTGTAAAGGTTTTCGAAACTCCTGCTTCGTTTCTTACTGTAATTGTAAAAGTTACTGAACCTACATCTGCACTTAAAGCACTGATATCTGCAAACCTTCTTGTATTTGAAGAGACAGTACTTGCACTTCCTACTGTAACACTTGAACCACTTGCTGAAATATTGAAAGTTGAATTTCCACTTGTTGCATAGTTTAATTGAGTTGTACCATTAAATACTTGAATATCTGTTCCTGATCCTGAAAAACTAGTTGGTGTTCCTGAAGTATTTGTAGGAACAGTATGTGCTTCATTTGATAGTATAATTGTAATAGCATCCACACCAGCTTTTAAACCAGCAATTGTCATTATGTCTCTTGCAAGAATTGTTCCTGAATTTGATCCTTCTCGTATCTGAACTTCCATCTTATCTGGCATATTATCAAAAGAAGATTGAGGTGTATATGCATAAGTATTTGAAGTTGTATTTTGAACACTTGAGTCATTCTTAAAGAATTCATAATATACAGTTCCAGTTGTATTTACGGCTGTTGCAGTAATTGTTGTACTAGAAGGATCTGGACTTGCTCCATTTGTATTATATTCAATACTTTGATCTCCTGCAGTTAAGGCTACTCCACGGGCATCTGTACCTACAGATCCGTCTGCACCATCTGCTCCAGTAATACCTGCCGTAATTGCATAAACTATTTCAAAGGAGTAAGCAGTGCTGCCGTTTGTTACGACTTTCGCAATTATCGTATCTTTAAGAAAGTCAGGTTTAAAGCTTTGCTTAAATACATTATTACTACTATAGGCTCTTTGACTTACAGCATCTATAAACATTAAAGTATCACTTTCTATACTTTGTACTTTTGCATAAGTTGCTTGTGCTGCAGTACCATTATCTAGTTTTACTAAATCTCCAGAGGCAAAATCACTTGTAAAAGAAGTACTAGATCCATCTATTTGGTTTGAGAATTGGGCGACAGTTATTGTTCCACTCGCCTGTGTTAGTCCGTTATTGGATGCTCCAACTTCTGCAAAATACTCTACAGCTGGGCTCACATTTGAATCTGTTTTAAGTTCAACTGCTTTTAGATGATCTGAAGTTGCATCCGAATCAAAAAGTAGGAAAGCTGTTGCACTTGCTCCCATTCCTGAGAAAGCTTGTTGTGTATTTCCTGTACCCGTTCCTGTAAGAACATATTCTGTTCCATCTTTCCCTATAAAAGTATAGGTGGAAGATCCAATAGTAGCTACTCCTGTGTTTGTATTTATCGCAAGTGCTTGATTAAGCTGTCCTCCTACAGCTACTTGAGATTTATTAAAGCCTGCAATAGAAGGAACTTCATTTTTACCAACAGTTACTTTTCTTGTTATCCACGGAGAATAAGTATTTATAGTTGATATTGTTCTTACGTGTATATTATATGTGCCTACTTTTACATTTTCAAAAGTAAAACTTTGATCTTCTCCATTTGTGATTATACTCTCAAAACCACCATTAAAACTATGTTTAAGTTCAAAACCTGAAATATTTTTATATTTTAATCCGTCTGATGTTAAAGGAGCGTTCCAAGTTACAGTTACTTTTACACCCCCTGAAGTTGGAACATCAACTGTTTCTCCTAAATCTCCAGATTCGGAATTCATAGGTTCTACCTTTGCAACTATATTTGTAGGTGCTGGTATAACATCATCTCTATCAGGAATTGCATCTGTTGGTACACTGTAAAGTGTGTATCCTCTGTCGACTGCTCCGAATTTTGCTTTTGCAAACTCACTTGCAACAATTTGTACTTTTTGATCTTTATCTTCTTTTACTGATATAACTTTAAATTCTTTTGTTGTTCCAGTTTTTGGAGTACCATCACCATTAAAAAGTTGAAGTGCCCAAATAATTTCTGCGTCAGGTGTTGCACTAAAGGCAGAAGCTACTGTTAAACTAGACACATTTCCTGAACTTGTTGATATATTTTGTTTTTCTACTCTTACATTCTCTGACCAAAAATTAAGAACCTTATCACCACTATCATCTTTTAAGTTAGCAGCTTCTTCTTGTGTATCGAGTGCACTGCCATCTTGATTTTCTAATAATAGATCTCCTCTATGGTAAGTTGCAGAATTAATAACTGCTATTTCTTGCTCTAAGTAACAACCCCCTTCTGGGTAAATAAGTAATAGTTGTGGAGGAAATGCTGCAGCGTAAGAAGGTAATGATATTGTTCTATCTAGTGGAATTACTGTGGTGCTTCTTGTGCCTGTATTTGAAACTCTTCCTGAATATTGGTATCCATCTTTATCTGCATCTTGAACACCTATAATATCGCCAGGTCTTAGTCCTATAGCATTAAGTCCGGTTGAAAAAGTAACAGTTTCTTTTTCAAGTTGTGCAGAAAGTAATTTCCATTTACCATATCTATGTGCTTGTGCACGAGAAGTACATCCAAAAGCTACTGAAGACTCTCGTACTAGTCTGTTTGTACTTAATATATTTTGATGATCTTCTACATATTCGATTGCTTGTCTGTAATTGTCTGCTGGATCATTCCATGTTACTTTTACTTGGTTAGTTCTTACTCTGTCTCCTGTTCCTTCATAGGTAAAAACTCCATTTTCAACATTACCTTTTGTAAATGTATATACAACCTCTTTTGGTCTATCAGCTATAGCTACAATTTCTCCTTCTGACCATAGTACCATACCTCTAAATATACTTGCAATATCTCGCAGTACTTTTGTTGCTTCGGCAGTTTTGTCTAAGTAAAGATTGGCTGTAAAGCGAGGTTCTAATCCTCCTTCACCGTCTGAAACAAGTTCATCACAATATTTTGCAATTTCAAATAATGAATATTTATCTATAAGTGCGCTATCAACAAATTGCCCAACTCCATAGCGATTATTTGTAAGAATATCATAAAATACCCAAGCTGGATTATTACAGTATACTAGTTCTCTATTTGGGTGTCCTTCTGCCCATGTTGAACGATCTCCTCGAAATGATCCATTCCATGTCTGATAAGATGCTTCTTCTGAAACAGCGTAAGAAGGGGCAGAGCCACTTACTAATCGTGTATATTTTGCTGTGCCGTCTGAACTTTCATCCCTTGTTAAATAATTAGTAGGAACTTGAATTAGTTTACCTTTTAATTTATATGCTCTACTTGGAAGTCCTCCGCTAAAGTCTTTTGCATTAAATACGTTTGCTGTATAAGCGGCATAAGGATAAGATAATCTATCTTTAGTTATATTTTCTACTGTTTTGAGACGAGAAGCATTTTGATGTTGAAAACTTCCATCTTTAAAATTATCATCAGTTATTCTTCTTACACGAATTCTATAATTAACAAAAGGTTGAAATTGTTCAACATTCATTACAAATTCTTCTATGTATTCAGAGTATTGTGCTTTCGAAGGTTTTACATACCCAGTGCTAGGTATAGAACCACTATTAACTCCATAAGTAACTTTATTCCCCCATTCAGGTGTTCTAGAAAGTAGTGTTGAATTAGAAGGTCCAAATGCCAAAGCACTAGTATAATTTGTTCCATCTGATGTGTATTCAAAGAACATCTGAAACTCTACAAAGCTTGGTCCCTTTGCTCCTGAGTTTTTAAATGCGTGCATTTCTGGAAAGCTAAAAGTAAGATGAACTTCGTCTACTTCTTGGGGATTTGAAACTCCCATTGCTGCTGCTGTTAATACAGTATCTGAAGCAGAACCTTGACCATCATTGCCAGGTTCATCAATTCCATTTTTTGTTCCACCATTTGTTCCGTTATAGTTATTACCTAAACCAGAAAGACCTGATACTGCTGATAAATTTGCTTGTTTGAGTTCTACATTTGCATCATAAACTGTGCTTGAAGAACCTGTAAACCCTGGAGCTATTAAAGGTGCTTGTAGTGCATTTCCTGATGTTATTCCGAAAGAAACATGAGAAAAGTTTGCTAGTTGAGCAGAGTCTTCTAAAGAAGGTCCGCTTACTACACATAGAGCACCAGTTACGGCTGTAGGAGTAGCAACAGATAAGGTTGCGGTATTTCCTGAAATGGAACTGAGTGTTGTAACATGATCTTGAACTATATCTGCACTTGAAACTGTAGTAAATGCTCTTACACTTAGTTCTGCAACTGTTGCACTTACCATTTTCTTTATACCTGATACAAGATCCTGTCCTCCTGGACCGGCACCTGCAATACGGATATATACTGGTAATCCTTTTCCTTGATTATCAATTATTGTTTGAGTAAAATAATTTGAAGAAGTTGTAACTTTTGAAGAGCCTGCACTGATACTTGCTATACCTGAGCCTTTTGTACCTGCTCCTACAATAGAAATAACTCTGCCACCTATAGCAAGTCCTGATTTATTATTATAACTAAGAGTGCGAATAGTTCCAAACTCACTTGCAGCTACAGAAGTACTGTTTGCGGTTGTATTTGCTGTAAATTTTCGAGGTTTGAGTATAGCATTATTTACCGAGTCAATTAAAGGAACGTCATTGTAGTAAACCGAAGAAAGATCATTTGATAAGCCTGCAATTGGTCCTTCTGCGAGTAAATCGTAGACAATAGCTGTTTGTTCCTTATTAGGACTTTTTAGATCATAAGTTGCTTTAGTTCCAAAGCCTCTTGTACTGTATTTTGATGAATTATCTGCCATTTTATTTTAGTTACAGCTTTTGTACTGCGTCGTCGACTTGAGGAAACTTTGTTATTCCACCTGGGTTATCGAAAATATGATCCATTACTGCATCAAAAGTATTATTTCCTGTTCCTACCCATCCTGAAGCGGGTTGATTTGAAGGAGTACCTGCATTTGAGGTACCATAATTAGTATAAGTTCCACTATAAGGATTGGCTCCTACTCTTTGATTGCCCGAATCTGTAGATCCTATTATTGTAACTCCTTTCTTATATTGATTATGTAGTCCTGGTGTGTATCCTTGATAAATTGGTGCGCCACCGATTGTAAGTTCTCCATAGAGAAGTGGAACAGGTTTTCCCTGTTCAATGTGATTTTGTGCTCCATTAAATAAGTAAGAAGGATCGTTAGTTGTTTTATCTGGATCGGGTGCTGACATTTCTGCAAGACCCATAAGTGCTAAGTTTGCTCCTAGCATCATTACTGCTGAACCTGCTAAATTTAAGCTTGCTCCTGAAGCCAATGCTGCCGATACTGAAGTACCTGTGCCTAATGTTACTGTGCCTCCCACCATTGTTGTACCTGTAGCAAATGATCCTGCTAATGCTCCAGTTCCTCCAACAGTTGTTCCTCCAGTTGTCATTGCTGCTCCGAGTCCCGGCATAAAAAAGAAAGCTGCTAGCATTAGTAATCCTGTGATTAATTTTCCTAATCCCTTTCCAGAACCTGCAGGTACTGGAGTAATTATTAGTTCTTCTCGTGCAATATTTAGATATAATTCTGGAAACTCCTCTATAAGAGTATCTCCACTTTGTATAGAGAATTCGATATTTTTTAAATGACAGTCTAAAAGATATTCTTGTAATCCTTCAGTTTGTACATGAATACATTTTAATATATCACGAACATTCGTATCGACGCACTCCCACTCAGAACCGAACTTGTCTCCCATTTCTCCCATTAATTTAACGTGGGTCATAAATAAATTCTCCTTTCTCTGGGTACGATACAATTAAGTATGGTACACCAAGACTTTTACATACATTCTTGTCATGCTCACTTGGATGACAATTTGAGCCGTAGTGACTATGGACTACATATTTTATTTTTGAAATAATCGAGTATCGAACCCATTGTTTTGGGTCAATTGCAAAGTGCTCATTCTCAGAACTTTGATTTTCCAGAGGAATATATTTCAATTCATCTTCGATTTCAATAACAAGTCCACAAGCTTCTTTTGGACTTTCTTCTTTTACTTGCTTATATATTTCAGGTAGAAGTCTACTTAAATTTTCTTGCACCAGGAAATCCTCCAAAAGGTAAAGATTTTTGACTATTCTTTGTTGTACTTCCTGTTGAAGCAGAAGCTGTACTTAATGGATTATATCCAAATCTACATGAACATGAGGTTAGTCTTTTACCACATGAGTCTCCTCTTTCCCAATAACTATTGAATCCGGGAGCAGTATTCGCTCCTGTTGTTTGTGTACGAGTTGCTTTCCATAAATGTGTTTTTCCACCACTCGTATATGCAACATAATCATTATGTCTATCTTCTGTATAGGCATAATAATTTGCACTTGCACTGTATGTACCATGTACTCTTATTCTTTCAAAATTACCATTTGTATCTGAAGGAGTTCCAGGACTACTTGCTGCTGTTGTAGCTTGCCAATAGTTATTAATTGTTCCTCCATTTGCACTTGCGTCTATAGTACCGTTTGGCTTTAACCTTTGTATACCCGTAGTTGCTAGTGTAGTAGTAGTTTTATAATAAGTATCTTTTGTAACTGCTCCGCTAGTATAAGTTGTGAAACTAGTAGTTGAAGGAATAACATACTCATCATCTTGAGTTACATAGACAGTATGAGTAACATCTGTTCCGCTACCGTTTGTCATAATAAGCTTAGATTCTTCTGACCAAGTACATCCACCATTATCTGTACTTGCATTTATTTTATTTGGAGAAGCTCCTTGATATACCCATGAACAGGCATTATTACCAATAACACGATAAGGAAGTACTAGTCCTTCTACATCAAAAGGTGTTGTAAGTTCAAAAGATATTTCTATAGCATTTTCTTGTTCGATTCTATCAATGATAAAAACTTGTCTTGGAAATTCTACAGGAGTATTTCCTGAGCCTGTGTCCGCTGTTCCATCTTTTAAATATTTTCGTAAAGTTTTTCTTCTATAAAGTTTCTTTCCAATAAGATCATTTGGTTCTAAACTACCTAGTGCATCTCCGAAAGTGCTTAGTATATTTGCAAAAGTAATTACAGGTCTTGCAGCTGTTCCTTGTGATTTTACTTCAAAACCTTCTGCTTGAAGTGGAATTGCATCATAAGTATTTAATTGACTATTTGTATCATAATCGTACATTTGTACATTTGTTAAATCTGCATCTTCTCCTCGAGTAAAATAAGCTCGACTTGATCCATCAGCATCAAGTGCAAGTTCATATAGAATTACTAAACCAGATTCTTCTTCAAGAGATTGTAGCTCTTTGATTGCAATTTTTTCCGTCATGCTTCGTATACTCTTTTAAATGTTGCTGTTAAACTATAAAAGTTTTCGTATGCCCAAGTTTGATCCCACTTATCACATACGCATTTAATTGTTTCTGTGCTAGAACCTGCATTGCTGTCTTCTAAGTCAAAACGAAATTTACTCACTCCACCAAGTGACTCAAAAAATGCCACTAAATCATCTATTTCTGCTTTTGGTCGAGTAGAAAAACTTACGCTTATAGTTTGTTCTAAATTATTAATTCCATCTGCCAGTCTTTGTTCGTACCCATCTCCAAAAGTTACTACATGAACTTTTGGTTTACTAGCACGTTTTAGTCCTTTATCTGGTTGTACTGGTGCACTGAAACCTGTAATATTTGATCCATTATTTTGCATTATTCCAAAAGCCATTTATTAACCTCCACCTAATACGCCGCCAGGACGTTTTTCTCTTTGTAATGTTTCCATAACTGCTGCTTGTATTGACATACCAAGTGCTTGCGCTTGCTCTGCATTTCCTGTGCTACTTGCATTTCCGCCTGCATCTACATTAATTGTTACATTGTTTGTTCCTGCTCCACTTCCCATCATTTCTACAGGAATTCTTCTTCCGTCTGGTAAAGGTACTACAGCTTCATTGTGTCTTCCTTCTCCAACCATTACTGTAGGAGAAGTGGCAATTCCACCAGTTCCAAAACGTTTTGTACCTACAGAAGTATATCCTCCAGAAGCCATTCCTCGAACAGGTATAATACCTCCCTGTGCAAATCCCATAAATCCAGTTACTGAAGCTGCCATTTTCATTGCAGCTATTTTTGCCATTTCTTGTAGTACTAGAGTTGCTAAAGATTTAAAAGCATCTTTTGCACTTGCGGAACCAGTTGCTATATCTTCAAACATTTTTTGTATTCCTTGTGAGAAAGTATTCTGTAGTTTTCCAGCAAGTGTTATTGAGTGTGCATAGGCTTTTTCTTGTTCCTGTGCTACAGCTAGTTGTTTCTGTGCTATTGCTAAATTGTGTTCATCTAAGGGAGTCTTAACTTTAATTAAATCTAATTCATCTACTTTAGCTTGTCTTTTTTCTTTTGCTATTCTTAAATCTTCTAGTTTTATATCTTCTTTTGCAAAGGTGGCTGCAGCTCCTTTTTTATTTGCATTTCTTGCTCCTGCTACTTTATTATCAAGTGCGTCTAGTTCTAATTGTCTTCGAGCATCTATTACGTTTCCTAAGCCTTCTGCAAATCTATCTAGTGCTGCTGTCATATCGTCTAGCGATGTTCCTTCTGCTCTTGAGCCAAATACAGATTCGTAAATTTTTTGAACAACACTTTCTTTATTATCACCTGTAAGTTTTATTGTTTGATCTAAATTGTTATAACTTGAAAGAAGTTCATCTAAAGGATTTCGTTTACTAAGTTTACCATATTGCTGTACAAATCCTGAAATAGTATTATTTATTTGTTTGAAAGCAGTATTTTGTGCACCTGCTTTTAGAGTTACATTTTTAAGTCCATCTGTTAGTTTTTCTGTAGATATCTCGCCTTTTTCATACTGGCTAAATAAGTCGGCAATTGTTGGGTTTATTCCCCCTAAATCTTTTCCGTATTTAATTAAAGCGCTTCGTTGTTTTTCTAGTTGGTCGGCGGTAAATGCATCTTCTCCTGTTCTGCTTTCCATTCCTTTAAGTCTTGCAGCTGCCCCTTGAATTCCGGAACTTGCTATAGTTGCTACATTTGCTTCGAATTGCTGTCCTGCTGATTGATCAAGTCCTTCTCTAGCAGATATCATTTCTTTGAACTCAGTATGTAGACTTTTTAATTTTTCTTGAGCAGATTCAAATTGATCTGCAAGTATTGAACCAGGTCTTTCTTTCTTTGCTTTATGTGCCATTTCTCCAATAAAACCTTCCCCAGATTCAAGTTGTCCTTCAATACTATCTGCGATTCCGGCAAGTTTTTCTTGTGCAAATTCTCCGCCTGCTTTATAAAATTTACCTACAAGTGGGATTCCACTTAAAAAGTTTGCTAGTTTTGCAATTCCATTTCCTACGAATCGTATTGCAGTTGCAAATCCTTGCATTACTTTATCAAAGTTTGCTTGTAAAGCTTTTAAACCATCCATTGCTAGTTGTATAAAACCAAATATAGCTACAGCTCTAAAAGCTAAATTAACAGCTCCTGCTGCACCTTTTGCAGCTATTGCCATTCCTTTAAATGCTACTTTTGCAGCTATTGCCATTCCTTGGAAAGTTCCTTTTATAGCAATTCCTGTTAACTTCAGACCAGTTCTCATAGTCATATTAGTTTTACTGCTTTCAATTTCCATTTGTTTCAATGAACTTCTAAAGCCACGAACTTTTTTGATATTTTCTCCTGCAAATATACCAGTTGTTATTTTTCCGTGCCTTTTGTACTCTGCCTCTGCTTTTTTCAAGGCTCCTTTTAATCCACTCATTTGTTGTCGAGTTAGATTTTCACCTTTTTTCAAAGCATTTATACCTGACGATTTTAAAGCTGCCTTACTATCAAATCCTTGTGATAATTTTTTGGCTTTTGCTGTTCCTTGTCCTCCGAGTTGACTTTTAAATTCAGCTGCACTTCCTTTCATGCTTCCGAAACTATCTCCTATTCCTGCAGCAAATTTTCCTATTCTACTATTATCTATTTTTGCAGAGAGTTCATCAAATGCTGGAAGCACTGATTTTAAAAGTGTAGAAGCAAAAATAGCAAGTACTGCTACTGCTGATTTTATATTTTCGGTAAAGAATCCTGCAAGTACTTCTGCGATTGGAGTGATAAATTCCATTGCTTTATCTTTTAAATCAATAAAAGTTGCAATTAATTTATTAAATTGGTTAACGGGAACAGCATCTCCTACTGCTCCATATTTTTCTTCTGATTGGGTTAAAACTTCATTTAAAACTGCTTGTGATTTTTCAAAAGTGGTTAAATCTTTTGCAGATTTACCTATTGCTTGTGCATACTTTTTTGTAGCAGGTTCTAATCGTAGAATAATACCTAATTCATCGAGTAGTTCTGGTTCAGCTTTTGTAACACCTCGAACAAGACGATTAAAAGAATCTTCAAAATCTCTACCGAGTGCGGTTGATGCTCCTCTTGCTGCCGTTGCGATTGCTCCCATTTGATCTTCACTAAATCCAGCTGCTAACATTATTTGAGATGATTGTGCTGCTTGTCTAAAGTCTAATTGATGTCCTGTTGCTTCTTGTAAATTTTTTGATAAACTTTTTACCATAACTCCAGAGTTAGCAGCAAATGCTCTCATACCTTGATTTAATACACGAAAGTCTGCGGCTTGTTGTAATCCTCTAAATACAGCTCCTAATGCAAACATTTGAGCAGCTAAAGTAGCATACGCAGGCACAAGACCACCACTGACTCCTTGAGCCATTTTTGAAAAGTTTTTTGTGGTATTGGAAGATGCTTGAGCAGCACCTTTTAAGCGTCTATCAACGGTATGGGCAGATTTACCTGTATTGTCTAACTGCTTACCTAAAGCTTTTGCTTGTTTTTTAGTAAGAGTTAATTCCTTACCATCAACGTTGATTTTTATTTTTACTTCGTTTTTTGCCATTATTTTTTCTTAATATTTGCTGAGGATATGTGAGTATTCTTTCCTTTATTCTCACGAGCTTTTCTTTGTCGCTCTAAATCCTTATTCAATTTCATTGCGTATCTTGCTTCTATATTCTTCAAAAAATAACAAACTATTTGCTTATCGTCTACTTCCCAGACATCTAGTAAAGTTCCTAAAGCAGATAAGTCCTTTCCGAAATACGATCCACTCATTCCATCCCATCTATCGGGTAAAAGATCGTGCAATAAAAAAGCCACCTGAACTTCAAGGGGAAAGTCCCCACGAGTTGGTGGCATTTCGTTCGGATCGGGATCTATACCTTTTTGTTCACATATATCTAAGTATACGTCTAAAGATATCTGACCGTCTCTGTATGTTTCATCAAGTAGTTCTAAAACTTTTTCTACTTGACTCGAGTAAAATTTTCTAAATCACCTGTTACTTCTGTAACCCAAGTGTCGAAATCAGCTGCATTTTTCATCAGCGTTTCAGCGTTTTCTTGAGAGAATTCAAGTTCATCGTCGGGATTAAGACTACTAATGTCCACCAATAGAAGCTCTTCGAGGTAAGAATATTTTAAGCCTTTCCATCCTTTGATTACAGCTTTTACATACTCTACTAAAAATTTATCTTCATCTAATTGTTCGTCAAAAGCTCTTGTTTTACGATTAAACTTTTGAGATAAGCAACGATTTCGTAATTTTAGTAGTTCTTCTCTTGCTAAATAGCAAAGATCAACTGAAAATCCAGCCATTCCTGGATAGTCTACTGAAACTGTTTTGCTTGGAGTTAATAAACTCGCTAGTGATACTGATTTGTTTTCTTGTTCTGTCATTCTGGTTCCTGGTTAAACGAGGGGAGGGTTGCCCCTCCCTTCTAAAATTAAGTTACTGTTGGTCCAATAAAGATTAAATCTAATTCGTCCACAGCGTCAACTGAGGTTGGTAAGGCGTGGAAGTTTGTTTCCAAGCTTACAATATCTTCCATTGAATGTGTAGGTACTTCAAGATGGCAATTATTCATATTCATAACCATTCTTGGAGTATTTCCTGTTCCACCTACAGTAAATGTCAAATCAAATGAATTTGTTATTACTGAAGTAGATTCAATGAGATCCTCAAATAAATCTGCACTAGATGCACCAGATGAAGGAGTATTTAAGTAACAAGTAAAGTTACCTGATACAGAACGAGTTCCTGTAACATGTCCTAAAGGCTGGTTTACAATGCCTAGTGTTTCTGGTGTTAGGAAAGTAATATTATTTGAAATACTAACGTTTCCACCAGTTAATGTTAATGTATAAGTATCAGTCATACCTACATTTGAGAAAGTAAGTGTTGCTCCGTCTGCGATAGACATTGCTGCACTTAGTGTCAAAGTAGTGCCTGATATTGCAGATACAGTTGTGCCTGCAGTTACTCCAGTTCCTGAAACAACCTGTCCAACTTTGATTAATGAACTACCATTATCCAAAGTAACAGATGCAGAACTTGAAACTGCTCCGTTAACTGTGTCTGTTACAACATCATTAGTTAAGACTAAATCTGTTAATCTATTTCTAATAAAGTTGTTAGTATCGGCTGCTGCTGTTCCTTCATACTTAGTTGCAGTTGTCATTGAAGTTTCTTCAGTAATAATTTTACCAAATCCTGACCAGTTTGCTGTTGCAATACCGTCAATATCAAAATCAATTGAAACTTCATTTACAACACAGCCTTCTATCTTGTAAATAGTTGAACTAGCTTTACCACTGCCCATTTCAAAGAATAAGTCAAAGGTATCTAGTGCTACTTTGTTTGAATTTGTAAAAGCTATATTTGCGTCTGTGCCATCAGCTGTTAAAGCTGTTCCAGATGCGCCTACTGCTCCACTTCCTGCTAAAGCATTCCATAGAGGCTCTTCAACCATGTGATGAGCTACTGCTGAATGTTCTCCGCCTGATCCTGCCCCACCAGATTTAAAAGGTCTGATGTAGGTTTGAAATGACCATTCTGCAGGAGCGTAAGAATCTGTAAACATTTGTCTCGCTCTTCTGCTGACACCTGCTGCGGTTGCCATTTCGTTCAATGTAACTTCTGTTGCATTGGTTGCTTGAGAAAAACTAAATCCATCTAGTACTGGTATCTTATAGATTGCTCCTGCGCTATCAGTAAGGTGGACTAAGGTATCCCTCGAAAAATAAAATGTATCTGCCATTTTACATTCTCCTATTTTTGCTTTGAAAAGGGGTCAGCAAGACTTTTGTCTGCTTATCCGTTTTCATTTAATATTGAACTTCAGCTAAAACTTCGCCTATGCCCAATGGTTCTAAAACTCCTTCATCTGTGTCTACACTAAGTATACTTGTTTGTATAGTATTTACTGTAGCACCTAAAGGGTCTGTATAAGTTAAAGGGTTATTGCCCTCTAGTATTGTTTCTACATCTTCTAATAATTTTTCTAATGCTGTAACAGAATCTTCTTCATTTACATAACAACGAAAAGTTAGAGTTAGAAATCTAAATTTTTGTCCTGCTCCCAAGTATTCTCTTCTTTCTGCTCCAGCACTAACATGTACTGCTGGAAATTCTAAAACTTCATCCCAGAATTTTATTCTGCCAGAGGTTTCTGCAATAGCACTTTTAAATTGTCCTGTGCCATCTACAGTATTTAGTAGTCCAACATATGCATTTACTATGCTGCTTCTTCTAGTTGTATACTCTCTTGCTGCCATAATTAAACCCTTCTTGTGTAGAATCTACCAAGTTGTAGTTCTACAGCTATCTCTCTAATTGATCTATCTATTAGAGTTCTTGGATCTCTTTCTAAACTTGACCAAGGTCGTTTTCCTGTAGAAGTTTCATAAATTTCATAAGGATTTTTTTGGTAAGTATATGCTATACTTGGAAATCCTTTTGCAGTTCTATTTACATTAACTGCTCTTGTACTTGCAGCAAATCTTCCTGTTCTATTTTCTAGTGCGGGAGGTTCCATATTTCCTGCTACTTTTTCTGGTAATCTTGCATTAATTTGCTTTAGTAGTTGCATAGGATTTACATTTGTTCTTCCTTTTGAACTTCCTTTTTTAGCTTGTACGTCTGCTCTTTTTACACCCTCCATTAAGCTTCCAACTTTTACTATATTTGAAGGAGGCGGTGTATACTTAAATTTACCTGGTCTTGTTGCTCTACTTTTTTCTCTAAATGTTTCTTTTGTTTTA